AATGAACCTCAAGTCCAAGAGCGTCCTCGTCCTTGACCACGGCCTTTTCCTCAGCTTCGCTCTGAAAATGGCCGAGGGGTTCGGTCGCGTGCTCTACTACAACGACTGGCGGCGGGGGCGCCCGTCTTTTCACGAAATCACGGTAGGCAAGGGCTACGATGGTATCGAGGTCGTGAAGGACATGTTCGACGTGATCGACTCGGTGGACATCGTCGCGTGCCCGGACGTGCTTGGCGGGGACATGCAAAAGTGGCTTCGGGGAAGGGGCTACAAAGTCTGGGGTAGCGGAAAGGGTGAGGACATCGAGCTTTACCGAATATTCTCCAAGGAAGTCATCAAGTCAGTTGGCCTGCCAGTGGGCAAATACCAAGTCGTTGCCGGCGTTCCCGCGCTCCGGGAACTGCTTCAAAAGGTGGACGATAGGTACATCAAAATCAGCTTCCTTCGCGGCCTGATGGAAAGCTGGCACCACGAAACCTACTGGCTATCGAAGCCCCGCCTGGACGAACTGGAGTTCAAGCTCGGCCCGCTGGCGGAAGATCAGGAGTTCATCGTCGAGAACCCCATCGAGTCCGACATCGAGGTTGGTTACGATGGATTGTTCGTCGGGCGGTTCCCCAAAATGGCGATCAACGGTGTTGAAATTAAGGACTGCGGATACGTGGGCGTGGTTCAGGAATACGCGAAGATGCCCAAGGAAATCACAAGGACCAACAACGCTTTGGCAGCGGTTCTGGCCGGGTACGGCTACGCCAACTTCTGGTCCACGGAAATCCGGCTGGCAAAGGATGGAACGCCGTATCTGATCGATCCCTGCTGCCGCCAAGGTTCCCCCTCTGGTGAATCGCAGTTGGCGATTTGGGGAAACCTGCCGGAAGTCGTTTGGGCCGGAGCTCATGGCGAACTGGTCGAGCCGGAACCGTCGGCCAAATATGTGGCCCAGGCCATGATCTATAACGCCGGAGATGAAGATCATTGGTCCGGCATTTCCATCCCGCCCGAAGTCCGAGACTCGGTGAACCTCTACTTCGGGATGCGGAAAGGGGAAGAAGATTACGTGGTTCCTCAGATGAATGCTTTTGATGAAATGGGTAGCGTGATCTGCACTGGGGACACCGCAGACAAAGCCATTGAAGGCTGCAAGGAAATGGCCGACCAACTCAAGGGGAACATCACGGTCAAGGTCGAGTCGCTGGAAAAGGCACTGGACGAATTCGAGTCGATGGCAGACCGAAAGATGAACGTCGAACCGGCGGCAGTTTGACGCCCCGAAAAAAAACTTGAAAAAAACTATTGCCAACATGCACGGACGGTGTATAGTGCTCTTGTGAATGAGCAAGAATTCCAGAATCATCCGGGTGACGGAACACCAGTGCAGCCGGTGCAAACGGTGGTTCACGTCGAAGAACCCCAAACCGAAACGCTGCGGCAAGTGCAAGTCCCCATACTGGGACAGGCCCCGCAGAACGCCTCGACGACGCAAACCCTCGGCGGCGTGTTCGTGAGGGAGCGTCCCGACGCTCGATGCCCATTCCTCCGCGTCCAGGTTGGCCGGTGGGAAAAGCGACACGGATTCGACCCTGAGTACACCCCGTCGGGCGCTTATACCGGCCTCCGCTGCCAATCCAGGCTGGACGCCATCTTCCACCTGCTCGGCTTCGGTGAGACGCGGCAACAGGCGGAAGCGATCGCGGCCACGTACCAGAAGAAATAACCAATTTACACCGTCCGTGAACCAGTTCTCAATATATCTCAGGGTTTGCGCGGTCCCTTGTCGGGGATCTAAGACGGTGCGTTTTAATGCGGGCGGCAGGTCGTATCTGAGGCAGCCTCATAAACTGTCATTGAACGAGGTTAGACTCCTCGGCTCCGCAACCATCTTGAGAGGAGGCGCGGTTAGGCCATGTAACCGATCAACGGAAGCATATTCCGGTAACAGCGACCGGCTGTATAGGGTGAACCACCAACGATCCGCGTGCGCCCGGCCCTCTCAAAAACAATTTCCTGTTCCGTTCGCGAAGACGGTTGGGATGCCGCAATGAAAGAAAAGAAACCGTGACATCCTTCCCCATTTCAACCCTCACGGTCACTTACGGTCGAACGGCCTTCCTCAAGAACGCGCTGTACGGACTGAATCACCAAGACTGCCCGGTGCCTTACCAGATCGTGATCCTCAATACCTGCCCGCAACAGAGGTTGACGGTTTTTTCGGATAACCTCGGCTTCCCAAACGTCAAGGTCGTGAACCTGGACCGCCGCCCAGCCTGCTTGGGCGAGGCCCGAAACATCGGCGTGGCTGCGTGCGACGGTCGGGTGATCAGGGTCGTGGACGATGACGACTTCGTTCTCAGCGGGGACCTCCGCCTCTACGCCGACGCCTTCGCGCAGAACCCCGATTGCGCCTGGATACTGATAAACTCGCAGTTCTACATGGAGCGCGACACCATCAAGGCCATCTCGCCGGGGGCAATGCACCAGTTCGCCTTCACAAAGGAGTCGTGGCAGGCTGTGGGCGGATACCCGGCGCTGACCTGCGGCGAGGACCGGGGGTTCGTTTCCGCCCTACAGGAGCGGTTCACCGGGAAGAAGATCACCCCGGCGAAGCCGCAGTACGTCTATTGCTGGTCACAGGGTAGTTTCCACGCCAGCGGAAGCGGCGACGACGTGCCCGGCGGGGTGAAGATCCACGACCGTATCGGGGCAGACCTTGAGAACCGCATCCGGGCCGGAAGCGAGCCGGTGGGCAACGTGCTCATCAAGCCCGCGCTCAAGCACGATTACGAGCGCATGGCGGCCGAGTTCCTGGCCAAGAGCAGGGCGGATGCCCCGACCCTGTCGGATCGGTGCTACGTCATCCTGGGCCGAAACGGCGACATCGTGAACGCCCTGCCGTTCATCTACAAGGACTTCCTGGCGACCGGGGTAAAGCCCCGGCTGGCCATCTCCCGAGAGTTCCGGGACATCCTGGATGGAGTGTCCTACGTCAAACCGTGGCTGATGCGGCGGAGCTTCGGGGAGATCAACGACGCCTTGCTGGAAGCCCGCAGCAAGTTCGCCAACGTCATCAACTGCCAGATATGGGGTTGGAACTATACCCAGGACCGGCGGTGTGCCACGTTCAATGAAGAATCCTGGCGGATGGCCGGGTTCCTGGCTCACTTCCACGATTTCAAATGGCCGCTGGTGTTCGACAACCGGGACTGGGACAAGGAACGGGTGATGCGGGAGCGGGCCTTTAGCATTGACCCACGCCCGAAGATCGTCACCAACCTGACCGCGGCGGTCTCGGCGCCACTCCCCCAGGGGCGGGACATCCTCAAAAAGATTGTGGATGCGTTCCCCGATTTCCATGTGGTTGACATCGGCCAGTTCCATTGCCTACACCCCTACGACGTGCTCGGCATCATGGACGCCGCGCAAGTGATCGTCTCGATTGACACCCTGACCCTGCATCTGGCACAGGCGTGCAAAGCCCCGCTAGTGGCCCTCGTTCGGGATGGGTGGGAGGGCTCCATGCCGCGGTTCAACTGCACTACGCGGCTGACATACTCTGAGGTATTGGACAATCCTTCAAAGGTGATTAAGGCCATCGATCCGATAACTGGACTGGTATAATTATGGAAAAACAAGACTGCTACTTTTACCACACGATGGACCTCCCCGGCGGCGAGACCGTGGAAGGGGATTGGGACTTGCGCCCGGTGCTGAAAGAATACACGGGGGGCGTGGACTTCAAGAGGAAGCGCGTGATCGACATCGGCACTGCGACCGGGGCGCTGAGCTTCTACGCGGAGAAGATGGGGGCCGAGGCTGTCACGTCGTTTGACCAGTCGCCGGATCACCCGTTGAACCTGCTGCCATGCTGGGATCAGTCCCTCCTGGATATTGATAGGATGAAGAACGGATACCGCTACTGCCATGAGCGGCTAGGGTCGTCTGCCGTTCCGATCTATGGGGACATCTATGACCTTCCCTTCCATCCCCCCGCCCACGGCGGGGTCGATATCGCCATCCTCGGGAGCGTGCTGCTGCACCTGGAAAACCCGTTCGGGGCATTGCGCGAGGCGTGCCGCGTGGCCGATACCGTTGTGGTGACGGAAGTGCTGCGGGCGGGAATGTACACGTCCTTCCGTCCTCTGATGACCAAAGGGAACGACTACCTCGTATGGTGGTATCTCCCCCCTGACGCCATCAGTGACATGCTGGTTTCTTTGGGGTTCAGAGCCACCGTTCCAAAGTCATTCATGTTCACCGCCACAAGCCCGAAGCACGGCGCGTGCAAACTGTTCTGCGTCGTGGGGAAACGCATACGATGAACGTCTTTTGCTACTTCGATAACCCGAAGGCCCCAAACTACCCCGACCGGCTGATTGAATGCTGGCGCGAGTCGTGGGAGGCCAACGGGTTCACTCCAAGGGTAATGACCGAAGCGGACGCTAGGGCGAACCCCCGGTTTACCGAAATTGAGGCGACGTGCAAGGCACTCCCCACGGTCAACGACCGCCGGTTTGAAATGTCCTGCTGGCTTCGGTGGCTGGCGTTCCAGCAGGTTGCCCCTGGCGTGTTCACTGACTACGACGTGATCAACTTCTCCCTGCGACCGGAGGACGTGCCCACGGGCAATGTGGTTTGCCTGGAAAGCCCTGCGTCCCCGTGCTGCATCTACGCGACACGGGAGGGGCTGGCCGGGTTCCTGGATGCCTTCAAGCTCGGGAATCAGTGCGCCACGCTGATCGATGGCAGGCAGCACACATCCGACTTGATGGTGTTTCAGGCGTGGCACAAAGGGCCGCCGATTGCTCTTTCAAAGCTCGTCACCCACGCCGGACACCTTCACAGCCAATGCGTCCACTTCCCCAACGGGTTGGTAAAAAATAAATGGCTGTATGAGCATCGGTGGAAAGCGGTCGAGGCTCACCGCATCGAGCGAGCCACGAATTACGCCTGCCCCCAAGAGCGCATTGCGCCCGAAGGCATGGTGGCTATTGTCCTTACCCACGCCGAGGCGAAGGAAACCACGGAACGGCACATGTCTTTCTGGCGCAACCACGGGTTTCCAATCTGGATGATCTCCCCCACGGATCACCCCTTGGCTCTGCCCGGTGATCATCAGACGTTCCATCTGGGGCTGGACAGCTACGCGGGCGCCCGGAAGGCACAGAAGATCGTCGCCATCCTCAAGATGTTCTGCGCCTCGCAGTATGCTCACGCGGTCTGGTTCGAGTACGATTCGATCTGCCTGCACCAAACGATTTCGCCCGCGTCGGGCCTATGGGGTTGCCTGGCGCAGAATACGGAGCCGTTGCGCTTCATCTCGCCGCGCTACGCCGTTCCCCCGCTGGTGTTCGACCGGGCGAGCGCCAAGGCCATGCTGGCGGCCCATGCCCGCTACCCAGAGATTCTGGAGGGCGGGTTCGACGACAGGTTCCTGAGCGGGCTGGCGCACATTTCTGGCGTCCCGATCTCGGGGAACCTGCCTGGCACCTACGCCCAAAACACCATCACGAAGCGGGATTACGAACCGCTACGGGATGCCATCATCAAACACGATGCCGCTTGGATTCACGGGTTGAAGGATAAAGACTCCCTCGACGTGGCCCTGGATGCATGGAAAGAAAGGTGCGAGAGAAAATGATCCATCTGCCCCAAGTAACCCTGTTCGCCATAGACACAGTTCACCCTGACCGGACGCTGCGGGCCATGCGGGACGCCATGCGTCACGTTGAGTTCGCGGAGGCGGTCCTCCTGACCGACACGCAGCGTTGGCGCATCGGCGCGTCCAACATCCGCACCGTGCATCACACCGAGAGTGACCGGAAGGTGAAGTGCCCCCGTGCGGACCATTACCCCCTGCCGGTGGATTACGAGTTCGCCGCGCTGGTTGAGCCGGGGCGCCATGGCAACGGCGTCAAGACCAGCCACGTCCTGTTCATGGAATGGGACTCGGGAATAGCCAACCCGTGGGCGTGGCAGGAACGGGACGGCGTTACCGGCCACATCTGGGGCGACATCTGGATGAGCTACGACTACATCGGATCTCCTTGGCCGCCGCACCACGAACCGGGCTGGCCGGCGTGCGACGGGGAGACCAACAACGTAGGCAACGGCGGGTTCTCACTCCGCAGCGTGAAGTATTGCTGTGGCACCGCCGACGCCCTGGCGCACTTCAAGGACGACCCGATGGTCAAAGCCGGACAGATTTCCTCGGACATGCACCCATGCCGGACGTGGCGATCGTGGCTCGAAAAGGAACACGGGATCAAGTTCGCGCCGGAGAAAATCGCCGCCCGGTTCAGTTGCGAGAATCTTCCCTACTCCGGGCAGTTCGGATGGCACGGGCAGTGGACCGCCGAACTTAACGGATGGGGCGGGGCGCTGGCCGACGTGAGGCCCAAGGGGAGGACGGCGTAATGGACCCCATCACGCAAAAGGTATTCGATGAAGCCAAGGCGGAAGGCACTCCGGTAATCCCCATGAAGGAGGGGGAGTCCTAAGTCAAAGTCCTACCGTCCATGATGATCATGCAGGTATCTGGATTGGAGGATCGGTATATGCCATTCCATAGCATGATCTACCAAGTGGGATTCAAAGGGAAAGCCTTCTGTTGGGCTTTCGGCTGCAACTGATTTTATGATTTCCAGCCCGCGAACTGATCTTTCTAAACCCCATTCTAGTAAGGCCCACTATCTGACTGGTGACCTGGCCTTTGGGGGATATATTGCGCGGGCTGGAGAGCTTTGAACTATGACCGATAAAGAACTCATCGAGGCCCACGACGCTGCCGCAATCGAGATACTGCACAGTAAGAGGTTTGAAGGTAAACCCATGCTCCGCGCCGACGAACTTGAAGGAGCCATTCGGCATCTCGTTTGCGCGGCTATCTTGTCAGGTGAGGTTAGCATGGACAGGTTGAATATGCTGGCTACGTTCAGCGCAGCCACTACGCCCGTATCCCCATTCCAAGTCCAATGAAATACCTACTGACAGAAGAAGAATTCAAGTCCAGGCTTACCCCGAAGGAGACGGACGCCCGAATCAAAGAGGCCAAGATCATCCAAGTAAAAGCTTGCGTGAACTTTCTACGTGGGCTAGGCCGGCTGATTCAGCAAAACGACCTTAGACGGTCTTTCGATCCTTCCATATTCAGGCAGTGCGGGGATCGTCTTCTGATTGACTTGGGGATAACCCTTGATGAAATCGCCGCCGTTGACCCGAAGACAGCGGATTACATGGCATCAAAACAGAACGAAACGAAATGACCCTCTCCATCGTCATCCCCACCCACAACGACACGCAGGAGCTTATCGCCACTGTCAGGAGCATCCGGGCGACGGCGGGGTTCCATCCTGAAATCGTCGTGGTGGACGACCTCTCCGATACCTCGGTTGAGAGGTATCTCACCCACCTTGACGGCATCACCCTCGTCACCAACCGCGCCAGGATTGGCGTGGGGGCATCGCGGCACATCGGGGCGGTAAACGCCTCGAGCGACGTGCTGCTCTTTGTGGACAGCCACATGCGCTTCACCGAGGGCTGGTACGAGAACGCCATGCGGCGCGTTGAAGGCCGTCCGCACACCCTCCATTGCGCTACCTGCCTCGGGCTGGACGAACGGCACATGGACCCACTCCAGCCCCAGGCCGTTTACGAAGGGGCCACGATCAACATGTTCGGGCCGGACCTCGGAGGCCGGGGGGCGATGCAGGTGCTCGAAGTGGTGTGGCATCTCAAGAATGGCCGGACGGAACCGAAGGTAGATGACTGCGAACTTCCGGCCATCATGGGCGCTTGCTACTTCATGCCGAGGCTGTGGTATTTGGAACTGGCGCCGTTGAAGAACCTCCGAGCTTGGGGTTGTGACGAGCTAAGCCTTTCCCTGTCCGCGTGGCTATCCGGGGGCGACGTTCGGTTCATGAGGAACGTGAGGATCGGGCACAAGTTCAACTCCGGGAAGGTGCCGATGTGGCAGCAGTTCGGGATCGATCCTCACTGGCCGGTGTGGAACAAGCTGTTCGGGATCAAGACCCTGCTTTTCCCGGACACCGTTTCGGAGAAGTACGAGCGGCTGCTGTGGGCGCACACCACCGCCGACATTCAGAACCGCCTAATGATCCTGTTGAGGAACCACCTTCACACCATCGAGACCACGAGGGCGGAGAACCGGAAGCGGTTCAAGCGGGACATGGCGTGGTTCTGCGGGAAATTCGGGTTGCCGTTATGAGCTTTACCGTTGGCCAGCACGTCGCATGCGTTGACGATACCTTTGATCCGCCCATAGCGGCCCTGTACACGACTCTGCCGGTCAAGGGGAAGGTTTACGTCATCCGCGACCTGCTCATCGGCCAGGAGCCTTACCAGCGCAACGGGCAGAGCGTGGGCACCGGCCGCGTGCTGCTGGTCGGATTGAGGAACCCGGATGCCGTTGGCCGCCCCGGCGTGGAGCGCGGCTTCAAACCGGAGCGGTTCCGCCCGCTCGATGAATTGCCTTCGATTGAGAAACCACAACCACAAACTGAGGAAGCCGTTTATACGTGGACGGACTCACCATTGAAAGTGTAGATTATGGACAAAGCCCAAAAAGACCCCGGCCCGGCGGCTCCCGGATTTGAGGAACGGCTGGCGCGGGTGATCGGCAAGACGGTCCTGGAGGAATGGATTAACGCGCACAGCGCACCCACTCGCCTTGGACGAGAGTGTTGTTGCAGTAAGACAGAACCCGCCCCGGAGCAACGGGAGAAGGCCGATACCAATGGCCTACGAGCGAACATCAGGGGCCTTTGCGGGAATGTGGCCGACCTTTCCATCAAACTCGGTAAAGAAAAGGCCGAGTCCGACCGCCTTTCCCGGAAGGTCCGGGAGCTTGAGTCCGCGAACACAGAGATGGCGAATTCGGAAGCGGCGGTGTGGCGACGGGAGGAATCCACCCGGCTGGCAAACGTCCAGTTCCAGGCCGACATCAAGACTCTGCGGCAGCAACTCGACATCAAAATCAGGATGGAGCAGCAGCACTTGGCCGAGATGAACAAGCTCCGGGGCGAGCGAGATTCATGGATCAAGGCCGCCGGGGAGGAAGCCCACATTTCCAGGAAGCTTCGGGAAGCACTGCAACTCCTTTACTCCGAGACCTGCGACTACATCCGGGTGAACAACCTGGGCGACGTTCACCACAACCGATCCATGCAGTTAGCGAGGGATGCCCTAAACCCTCCGATGCCCGGATTGTTCGGACCAAACTATACCGGACCTGTGTCCGACTATGAAGCCCACTGCCAACAGCCGGTGAAAGAAAACCGCCCCCCACGCCCCGAGCCGACCACGTGCGGCGGCGACCCCATCGGGCATCACGGCAACCCGGCACCCCATCCGCTGACGGCGCTCCGGTGGGGCGGCGTCCCACCGTTTTAGCCCTTGATTTTGGTCGCGGTCACACCGCCCCGGACGGAACTTACCCGTCCGGGGCTTTCTTTTCTCCCCCGCCCTGTTACACTTATGGGGTATGGCTAAAAGACCCAGCAGCGCCAACCCGTTTTCACAGGTTCAGATCCATCCCCTCAGCGGTGGCCTCGACAGCCGCTCCCGCCCCGCCGACATCGCCGCCGGGGCTTTCCGCCACAAGCTCAACATGTCCATGTCCCGCGACGGGAAGCTCTGCCGTCGCGGGGGCCACGCATCCATCAACGACACGTTCGCTGACCTGTTGGCGGACCCGGCCAACTTCGATCTCCACCACCAGGGCATCACCCGCGAGCCGATCAACTTCGGATTCGAGTTCACCCGGTCGAACGGCGTGCGCTATCTGTTCGCCGGGACGCAGGACAGCCTGTTCATCCTCAACGACGGCCCGCACCCCGGAACCGTCATTGCCGGCGCGGCGGGGACCTGGGAAACGGTCATGTCTGGCTACGGCGCCACCGGGGCTTACTGGCGGGCTGCCGCCTCCCAAGACATCGTGGTGTTCACCAACGGGGTGAAGCGCCCGGTCTATGCGGACGCCAGCGGGACAACCTGGACTCCGGGCAACCCGCTTCCAGCGTACCAGCCGGGCGGCCTGTCCAGTTCGAGCGGGAGCTTCGTGTCCGGCGGGATGCTCAACCTGACCATCGGGAGCAACCTGCTCACCGCCCAGGTAGTGATTTCCTTCTCGGGATTCATCTTGCTGATGAACCTGACCGACGACGACCAGGGTTCGTTCCCTGCCCGCGTCGGGTGGGGGGATATGAACAGCCCGCAACCGGATGCCTGGGGGGCCTACAACCCCTACACGTCTCAAAACTCCGTGGCTGGATACCAGGACCTCGACGCCGGAGACCCCATCCTCGCCGCGATCCAGCTTCTCGGCAACGTGTACATCTTCACCCAACGGGCGATTTGGAGAATGAGCGTCGGCAACACCGCAGACCCCGCCGCCGTGTTCTCATTCCAGAAGATTTACTCGGAGCCGATGCAGCAGACCGGCTGCCTGGCCTATCCCCGGTCGCTCATTTCCACGGGGCTGGACCTCTACTGGCTCGGCCGGGAAGCGCCGTACCACTGGAACCCCTATGTGCTGGTGCCCGAGTCCGAGGACTGGCTGTACAAGGCCAGCGGCTACATCTACAAATCATCGGCCAACATCCAGATCGACGAGACCATTTGCAACGGGCCGGTGGGGGCCTGGGTGCCCAACTCGCGGGAATTGTGGTGGTCGTGGCCCCACACCGACCCAATCACCAACCCATACGGCCACAACAATTACACGATGGTCGCACAGCTTGACCAGAAAACGGCGGACATGATCGACATGGGTTACTCCGTCCTGTTCAACTTCCGGCGTACCCCGGTGTCCGGCCAGCAGTGCAATCAGGACCAGCTTTTCGTCGGGTGCTCCACGGACGATTACGCGCTCAAGACGATCGGGGGGATCTTCGTGCGGTCGACCTACGTCATCACCGGGGACATCACCGATGACTTGGACCTGGCGACCGTGCCGGTACTGATGCCCTACAACTCCGTGCTGCGCGGGCTTATCCCCACGGGCCTCACGGACAGGGACAAGATCATCCGGCTTACCCACATTGAAGCGGACGTGACACCTGAGGCTCACCCCGCCGGGCTGACGGTCAGGATCGGCAACACCTACTCGCTCCAAGACCCCCTGGAAGGCTCGCTGCTCACCGGGCCGGGTGACATGGCCGGGGCGGGTTCAAACGTGTGCGCGGTGGCCTGGGGGGAGATTTCGACGAAACCGCTGGCGTGTGCGAACGCCCAGACGATGGCGCAGTTGAAGGCGGGGGGATTCAGGCCGTCGAGAGCCAACGACTACCCTGTGTTTCAGACCGGGAGGATGCTCTACTTTGAAGTGGGGATAGTGCCGACCGGGAACAACTCGTACGCGGACGTGTGCTTCAACATGGTCGCTTTCGAAATTCAGCCCTTGGCCAAACCTTAGCCACCGATTTCTCGGAAGTAGATCAAATCAACCTGTTCTGGGGGGGGGGTGCATCCACAGGTACATCCCGCTTTGATTACATGTGGTGGCATCACACCTAGGCCGTCCCGCATCCTGGTAAGAAACTGAGACTCCCATACCTTGCCACAATTCTTACATTTACCGACGTAAACTGCTCCGCTTATGGTTTTCATGATTGCTGTGCCTTCAACTCCGCCATTCCCCGCATGAACCGTTCCACCTGGACGGGCTTTAGCGTGGCTTTGGCTTTGGCCCAAAACTTGGGGTCTCTCAACTGCCGGAGCGCCTTGCGCTGATCGATTATGTCCACTTCGCACGCCGCGCAGAAGGACCCCATCTGAGCGACGGAAATCTGCATCACGGCATTGTCGGTGCCCCAGGACTGGCACTTGGCGATCTTGGTGAACGTCCGCATGGGCAGGCCCGAGGCTTCCCCGAGTCCTGCGTAGGTCTTGCCGCTGCCCAGGGCGATGGCGTACACCAGCAACGGGGGCAGGCGGTCAAGGTGTTGCAGAAGGGGGTTCATAATGGGCCTCGGGGTTCATGGTGAGGATGCGTTGGCAGAGGTCGTTCCACAGGGCCGTGACAGCCCAACTGTTTGGAGAGGGCGGAGCGTTTAGACCGCAGCCAGAGCAGTAAAGCCAATGATACTGTTTCATTTGGCAGCATCCTTGCCTGATGATGGCAGTCCTTAAGCCAGACCACCTATCCGTTTTACAGATCGGGCAGGGCAACGCCTTCATGCCGCGGTAATCCGCAGCGGTGAACTGCTTAATTGAGCGCGGGGCCGGCGGCGCCGGGCTGGGGATTGGCTGGTTCATCGGGAGGCGGGTTGTTGTTGGGCAATTCGGGAAGCTCGAAGGCGTGCGCGGCGAGGATCATCTGGAACCGGGTCTTGTCCAGTTCGAGCACGACCCGGCCGGTTACTCCGTCGGCCTTGCCGTCGGTGATGTCGTGAAGGGTCTCGCGCAACTCATCGGTGATCTTCACGAACACGCACCGCCCCTCGTCGTCCTTTACGGCGATATGGTCCTTGAGCTTCTTCTCGCACTTCTCACAGAAGCCCTCGGCAATGCTCTGGTACTGGCCTTTCTTGGCGTAGGTCCAGTTGAACACGGCGTCGCAAAGCAAACAGAAGGTTCGGGGCACCCGCACCGTGGGCATACCCTTGGCCTTGGCGCCGCCGATCTTCCCCTGCTGGATGCCCTTGACCATGCCGGGCAGGCTGGCCCGGAGACGTAGAAGCGTCGAGAAGTCGGGAGCGTTTGGGTCGCGTGGTTCACTCATCGGAAGTCCTTGTTTTAATCATCATGTCGGCAACGGCGAAAGCAGTTTCAACAGCGTCTCTTGGGCTTGTAACGTTCGGATCGGAAAGAATTCCGGAAATGGCCATGCCAGCGAACCAGTCTCGGAGAGTCATGCCGCGGTCTCCGCCGCATCCACCAGTGACCGGGAATGCCCTTCCGCCATCCTGCAACGCTTGTTTCACGCCGTCACTTTACCGCCCAATGCGGCAGTTGGCAAGAACGAAAACGAAGAATCTTTCAACGACCTACTGCGTGTCGGTGAACTCGATTGTCCACCCGGATATAGATCCCCCCACGGGCGGCTCGTTGATGAAGTGCGCCATGAATAGCTGCCAGTTGCCGGCGGGGTTCTTCCCGTTGAACACCGTAAGGTCACACGGGAGAGGATCAGTCGGGCCGGTCTTGCCCGATGCCATCGCCCACGATGCCGCGTTCCACACGCTCACATTGCCAGCCCACCCGGCGGTCGGGAGATACTTCTGGCCCGGTGTCGGGATTGTCGGGCTTGCCGTGGAGCCGAAGGGCATCAGGATGCCAGTGTACTCGCAGACCACGACATCCACCGCCGCCACGTTCCGAGACCCCCAGCAGTTGGCCATGAGGGTCGCGCAAGTGCCGTCCGGCCCCATCAGCACGATCCCCACGTCCGAGGCGTACACGTTATTGAACCCCTTCAACGTCACCTTGATGCCGTGCGTCGGGCCGATGACGAAACCGGGATCGGCAATCACCGCCAGCGATGGGTAGGGCGAGAACGGGCCGTCGAGGCGGTCGAGGTTGTTCACGCTGACTACCGCCGAGTTGTTGTTCGCGCCGCACACCAGCGCCGCCAGCGCGGACTGTTTGGCGATGGCCAGGGCGGCGGCGTTCGCCTCCGCCTGAGAATTGTAGGACTGGGCCGTGCCGCTTCCCACCGCGCTCCCGGACCCAACGGCGCAATTCGCCGTGTAGGTCTCCTGCGCCGTGAACAGCGGGAAGCACTGGCCGGCCAAGGCCGCATTGGCCTGGAGCTTGGCGGCGGCCAGCGCGGCGCCGGTGCCGCAGTCCGGTGACACGCCGCTGGCCGAACCGTTCCCAACCGCCGGTACGGCCGCCGGATAAACGCTGACCCCGCTCAAGGTGGGGAACAGGCTGTTACTGGTAGCCGTGAACACGACCTGATAGTAGATGTATGCGGCGGGGGTCTCGATGGGGAATCGGTATGTGGCGGCGGCGCTCAGGCTCATTCCGGCGCGGGCATCGATCAGCGTCCACGTCGAACCGTCGTTGCTCCCTTGCAGTGTCCAGTCGGTTGGGGAGTTGGCCGCGAGTGTCGAGTTGGTGATCGAGTAGTAAGCGGCGGTCGCCGCGGCAGCCAGCGTGAGCGTGTATTTGTAGGGGAACGTTTGGGCACCAGTCCCCCCGAGCACGGAGAGCACGTCCATCTGGAGCCATTGCCCGCCCGTGGGAGAATTGAAGAACGGGTTCTGGATCAGGATGAACGGCGGGTCTTGGGTTTGCCGGGGGACGGGGTTGATGCCGCCCCAGTCCTTGCCGTCAATCGTGCGGGCCGTCAGCGTAACCGTGGCTCCGCCGTACATTTGGACCGCCAACGGGTATCGAACCACCTGGACGTTGTTTTGGCCGGCCAGGCTGGTGTTCGACGGGGAATTGTTGAGGGCGATTATCTGGGGAGGATTTGAGATGATCAGCAGGTACTCGTTCTGAGGGTCTGTCGCCAGCAGTTCGCCATTGGGGAAGCTATTCCCCGTGTTCAACGTGGCCAGCGCGGCAATGCCGCCGGTGCCAGCAATCGGAGCGATGGTGACGCCGCCGGGTGTGTTGGGGGGCTGTGCGCCATACCCCTTTAGTTCGACGGACCCGCGGATAAGCAGGTTCGCCGTGTAAAGCGTGCCGGGGTCCCCTCCGATGTTCTCCACCTGGTCCGTGGGGTCCGTCTCGAAGGCGGCATGGGGAAGCGCCCACACCAGCCCGTTGAGGGCGGCCTGGATGTTGTTCCCGGTGCTCGACGCCTTGGCCGTGATCGGCGTCGGGTTGAGTTGTGTCTGACCGGCGGGGCACGTCGCCGTGTAGGTCTGCGATGTGGGTCCGCACGTTGCCGGCGGCCCGCTCGGCCCCGTGGTCCCTCCTCCGCTGGATTCGATGTCGGCAATGGCGTTGGGGTCCGCCGCCTGGCTCGGGGGCGGCGTGCTGAGGCACGTATCCTGATAGGCGCAATCGCTGCCCGTGTAATAGCCGTAGCCTTGGATGTAGGTCGTTCCGGTGCCGCAGCGCGGCGGGACGTAAACGAGATTGTCCCCGGAGAAGGTGTCGTCGAACAACGTAACGTCGTCCGTCACGTCCGTCAGCGTGACTTCTTTCAGGAGGCACCCCCATTGCGGATCAGGCGGAGTGCCGGTGTCGTTCTGCTGGATGACGATATGGGCGGAGTCCGTCGCCGTGGCGGTGAAGGTGTAGTTATACGTATGAAACCCGGACGTGTAATCCGAAAGAACGATGCTCTGGAGCAGGTCCGAAGAAGCCCCAACCACGGAGACTTGAACGGCGGCACCCGAGTCAGGGTTGACCTGATTTCCAGCCAGCTTGACCGACAGCCGATAGTCGTGGCCGGAGACGATAGGGAACGCGGATTTGCTGGTCATCACCCCGTCGTGTGGGGCCGACGTGCCCGCCAGGTTGACGTACAGACCGTTGCCCGGCAGCACATCGAAGAAGCCATTTCCCAAAAGGTCAACGCGGCCCCCAGTGACGCTCCAATTCTGGAAGGCGGTGAAGTTGAGTTCCCCTTGACCGACGATCACGTCACCTTCGGGCGTGCAGTCACCGGCGCACATGTACCCCATGAGGCCCGTGAGGTAGTCCAGGATGGTCGTTTCGTTGGCCGGAAGGGCGTTGAGGAAGAACCCCCCGGTGGCAAGCTCGGACAGGAGCGCGTAGCCGTTCGCGGTGCCAGAGGCCCGCACGCCGAGGCAGATAACGATGCCGCCGGCCTGCTTGAAATTGTCGGCCGTAGTGATGGGGTCCACCCCGGCATCGGCGGACTCGGCTGATGTCTCATCCTCGCCATCGGAGATAATGACGAGCACCCGCTGGTCGGAGACCGAGTTGTTGAGGTCGGATACCGCCTGAGTAATGGCGGAAGTGAATCCGGTGGTGTCCTGAGTCTGCGCGATGCTCGGTATGGCCGCCAGCGCGGCGGCCTGCGTCCCGATTGGAGCCAGGAAAGTGCTGGAAACTCCCGTGAACGTGGTCAGACCGACGCGATCCTTTCTCCGCACCTTGGTAATGAACTGGCGGGCCGCGGCGGCGGCGAACTTGAGGCGGGTCGAATAATTGGCGTCGAACGACGCCGACATGGATTTGGTCACGTCCACCAGCAGCAGGAACGCCACCGTCCGGGACGAGCAGCAATCGCTCCCCGCCATGACGGTGATGGAAGCAAAAGCCGTGTAGGTCTGGTAGGAGGCAGAAATCTGCGCCTCGCCGGACCCCACGCCGGTGCAGTTCCCGGACGTGGCCCCCACCACGGCAATCGTGGGGTCAGAAGACGAAAACACGGTATCGGTCGTAACGTCGGTCTCCCCGGTGGTGTCCTGGAGGAACGCCTTGAACTGGACGCTGCCAAGGGTGCAGGCGATCGCCATGCCGGGTTTGATGACCAAGGTAGGCTGCGGGGCGCTGCAAATGTCCGGGTTAGCCAGCGCGAATGCTGGATCGGAGCAACGCGAGTCGGGCGGCGGAACCGTGTTCGCGCACGGCGCCACGGTGATAAATCCAAGGTTGATGCTCATGTGAGTTCTTCCAGTCCCCCGGACCATCCAGCCGTGCCGCCCCATCGGAAGGTGTAGGTGTTGTTGCCGGCCTGAGCCGGAACGATCGCCGCGGCGATGGTGGACGCGAGTTGCTGTGCGATGGTCTGTGCGCTCCCGTTGGCAACGCCGACGGTCGACCCCGTAACCACGCCAACCGGAACCGTGACCGTGACGATGACGGTGGCAGCGCCGGCAACTCCGTTGAAGGCGGCGGGCAGGCTGGCCGTTGACACTCCCGGAGTGGTTGAGGCGATGTCCGAATGGATCTGAGGGTTCGGCATGTTCATCGCCTGGGTGAACAGCCCCATAAGCGCGTTGACGACCGCGATCCCGTAGGGACTGCAAATCGTGCCTGCTGGGATGGTGGCGACCCGTCGAACCGGGATGTGAGGAGGGGTGCCTGCCCACGCAACAACGACTTCGACCTGCGTTTCGGGGTTGCACGTCGAGCATTTCAAAGCGGCGTTGGCCTGGGCAGTCACCAGCGCGATGGCGTTGGTGTTGGCCTGGTCCTGAGCCAGCGCGATGTCCTCGGCGCTGGAACTGGCGGCTACGACCCCGACTCTGTGAGCAGGGACAGCCATCGTGACCGTGTTCCCGGATGACCCGGCGGGACAAGAGACGATGACGTTTGGCTGCTCGGTGTTCCACACTTTGGGGCCGGTGGGGGTTGAAGCTGTGCATGTACCATTCGCGGCAGCCTGGGCATTGCTCTGAGCGAGAGCTTGAGCCTGAGCATTCGCATCGGCAACGGAAACATTCGATCCGACCGTTCCGACCGCAACTGTCGCGCTCTGCACTGTGCCGGTTTGGCCCGAAGCGCACTGAGGCTGGGCCTGCTGGGTGTACCCGGTATCATTGCAGAATTTGAATCCGGCGCACCCTCCGGGGGTGATAACGCCGCCGGTGCAGACCAGCAGGCTCACGGCGTTGGCCTTGGCCTGTTGCTGCGCCTGCGCCTGGGCCTGCGCGTTGGCATCAGCAACGGAAATGGAAGACCCCACCGACCCAACGGGTACGGTTGCGGTGCCGGATGTCGTTCCCTGGGCAGTTTGCCCGGAGGGACAATCACTGGAGGTAGCGGTTGCATTGGCTGTGTACGCCGTGTCGTTGTAGTAGAGCACAGTTGCCGGACGAGCGTAGCTAGGTTCACGGTCCCGGACGCGGTTTTCCTCGCGGCATTCCCGCATGAGCTTCGCCAGCATGTCCTTGTAAGCCTCCCCCGCCACTTCGGAGACGGTGAAATCGCGGTCGAACTTCCTGGCATGGTCGCACCGGACGTATTCCTCAAGGGCGCTGGCCAGGTCGGGATCGGCGTCGATCGGATCGTTCGCGCCCCACGTCCGCTTGATGCCGTCCCATTTCACGATGACGGTCTCCGGGTGGTTTACGGTGTTGAGCCATGGGGCGATGTAGATGGTGCCGCGCTCGATGGCCCACACCCCCGCCCGCGACCTGTAATGCGGACGATCTGTTGACCCTTGGGCGTAGTGAACGCCCAGTGGCAAGGGCGGCAGCCCGGCAGGCAGGCCCTCGTCAGTGGGGACCGGCGCTATAGGCTTCCGACACGAGTAGGAGTCCAGACCAAAGAACGCGGCAAAAGGGAACCCCATACCGCCCAACGCCCCTTCACCCAGGCGGCGAAGCCAAAGCTCCATGTCCTTAAAGGCTACCTGGTGATACTCCACTTCCGCGCAGTAATTGGGCGAGAGCGATCCGGCGGGGGTGACGATGACCGATACCTTCTTAATCCTCCCCCTCGGGGCGGTGAACATGGACAGCCCGCAGCGGTAGTACGTAGAGCAGGCCGGGAAAAGGCTCGTCTGGTCTTGCTGGAGGCAGGGGACAAATTTCTGGAGGTCGCTCATGGCGTCAACGAACGCCTTGGCGTGCGCGGGCACGAGCTCGGGTTGTTCCCCGGTCGGCCAGATGTTGGCCGTAATCTCGCTTACCAGTTGTCCCCAGGTAGAGGCCATATTACGCCGCCACTCCTTGCGCCGCCGCTTCCGCCTGCAACGCCATCGCCGCTTTCACGGCATTGGGGATGCGCCCGCGGCGGGGTTTGAACGGCGGGGGGTTGAGATCCACGGTCGGGCCTTTGTTCCCGGAGACGGGGATCACGATGGGGTTCTCGGTCTGGGGCTGCCATGCCGGGGCGGTTGGCGTCGGCACTTCACCGCTCGGCGCGGGGGGCGGGAACGGAGAGCGAGCCGCGGCCGCGAAACTCGGTTGCTGTGGCGGGGCCGGGTGCCTCATAACTGCGGGGTTGGGATTAACGCCCACCGCAGGAGGAACACCCGGACGCTTTTTTGGTATAGTTGGGAAAAGGTCCCCGTGGCGTGGGATTGGCTGGACTGGGTTTTCTCGCCGCACCGGAGGTACGTATGGGTTGTTTTTTTTTACGTCCTCGAATTGTTGGGCATTCACTTGGATCACGCCTCCGATTTGCTTTTGAGCAGCGGAGATGAGGTCCGCGGCGCGGGGATCATTGGACGGGAGTTTGGCCCTGCCCTTGTTGTCGCCCAGTGCTTCCCAGGACATAGGGGAACCGCCGGCCATGAAGGGTACGGAAACGAGTTCCTTGACGAAATACAGAACGGTGACGGGGTTGCTCATAGAATCAGCATACGGTCATTATCAAAAAGGCCGGTACGGTTAATACCGCACCGGCCTTGAAACTGCAAGCCTCAATTCAAGGCCGGACGTTGCTTACGCAGTCGTCTGAGAAGGCTCGGCCCCGCCCACGGTCTGGCTGGCGGCCAACTGTTGTTCGGCGGCCAGGGCGGTGGCGGCTTCCAATGCCAGCGCGTTGGCGTCGGCGCTGATGAGGGAGCCATTGCCGCTGATGTCAGGGCCTCGGCTCGAATGGAATTCGCCAGCCGGGATGGTGACGGTGTGAGTATTCACGCCGTCGCTCCAAGTGGCGGTCTGCTGCGCGTTCGTATAAACGTGCTGGCTGGTCGTGGTCGTCCAAGCATTGCTGGCGTCCTGCGGGGCACCAAGGGCGCCGAAGTAGCCGACGGGAGCGCACACGGGGTCGGCAACCACTTGGCCGGACAGCCAGGTATTGCCACCGCCGCTGCCGGGCGTGCCGCTGCCGGGGCCGATGTTCTCGATGATGGCGTTGGACGCCGGGCAGTCCACGATGACGGTGTAGGTCATCGAGGTAAGGGTCTGTTCCTGCGTGTAAACCTTCATCACGCAAGCGTAGGACGGGTTGATCGACGCCAGGTTCTTGAGGTCGCCGGTCTTGTTCACCACGCGGTTGCTGGCGATGATACCGGGGTAGATGCCGGTCCAGTCCAAGATCCACCAAACGCGGCTGGTGTTGGCGAAATTAGCGAATCCCGCGCCCCCTACCGCGGCGGCGGCGGCGGTGGCGGTGTTCCAGTCGTCGAAGAACTCGTGGGTGATCACGTTGATGGTGACGCCCTGTGGCCAGAACAGTTGGAAGGTCGTGTACTGGAACCCGAACTCGGCGGTCTTGGTGTTCGAGAACTTCCCCGCCTCGACGTTGATGCGAAGCATGTCCTGGCCGCGGCTCTTGTAGTATCCCAGGAACGCGGTGTTGATCGCGTCGGCCTGAACGCTGTCCGTGAACAGGTCGAAGGTCTTGGGCTTGGGATGGCCCCGGCCTTCCCGGACGCGCATCATGTTGTAGAGCAGGATCGCCAGGTCCGCGATGCTCGGGACGCTGCCCTGCATATCCCACACCCGATGGCACTCGGCCAACTGGTCGTACACGCCGGTGGCATTCGCCCGATAGCCAACGCATCGGCCGCCGTCAACCCCCAGGCCGGCCAAACCTTCGTCGGCGGGGTTGAAGCTCGGGATCGGGTCGAGCTTGTCGTAGTCCCAGGCGGTCTGGAAGTTGCTGATGGGGGTCTGCCGGAAGAACGACTGGACAAACCGCTTCCGGTGATCCACCGCCAACTGTTTGTTGACCTCGACTTCGTCCATGTCGAACCACTCGCGGTAGAAGTCGTTTTCGAGGGCGATCTTCCGCCACTTCTGGTAGTGCTCGGACCAGCAAAACGAATTGCGGATTGTCTGGAAGAAGAACGGGAACTTGGTCCAGTTCCGGTAGGCCGGAGCCTCGGCGCACCATTGCTCGGCGTCGTGGACGTTGGGCGTGCCGCGAACGAGCAGGCCGTTGACGGGTGCAGCGGACTTGGCGGACGCCAAGTGGGCGCCGCGGTTCATGTCCTCCAAAACGAGCGTGACGTAGGTCCCGTCGCTGGACAGGGTGCTCGAAACGATGGTCCAGGCCGTGCGCGTGGCCGTGCCGCCGGTGCCCATGCCTTCACAGTAAACGGCGAGGCGGGGCGGGAACGAGCGAACGTCGGCGGGGATGCCCGTTTGGCTGGACACCTGAACCGACCACAGATCCGAGGGGTTTTCACCGGCGCCGGACGTGCCAGCCGTGCCGTTGGTGATGATCCAATACTCGTTGTTGATCGGGTGATAGCGTTTCGCCAGCACGAAGGGGATGATGTCCAGCTTGTCGATGCCGCGCTCCCCGCGGGTCTCGACCTTGCCGTGCAGGTCCACCTTGTTGGCCATGAGGAAGTCGTACAGCCCGTTTTGGACCGGGGCGCACATCTTCAACTCCATGTCGTGCTGAAGGAGGGCCTTCATCACGCGGAATTGCCCCGACTTCTGGTAAACGGACGTGAGATCGTCCGCCGTCAGGGGCTTCATGTTGCAGATTGTGACCGTGCCGCATTGGCGAATGTTGGTGCCAATGGCGGGGGCGCATTTGGCAAAGGAATTGGAATTCAGTTGCCACGAGATTGCGACATCGGGTGCGGGAGCAGCCATAAACAATAATGTTTTGGCTCTCGATGCCGCCGGCGACCGTCAGGGCGGACACGCTCCGACTAAGTGTAATGGGGCCGCGTGGCAGCCTCTCAAGCCATCACACTAAAGATCGCTCAGAAGGTATCCAAAAGGGAAGCTACAATCGGATTTGCGTTGCCCGGAGCATGTGCCGCGTGACGTGCTGCCGCATTGGGCAGTGCGCCGGTGGACGGGGAGGCGGGTTTGCCGGATGGCTCGTCGTCAGGCTCAGGCGGCGGGGCGGTGCCACCGTTGCGGGCGGCTGGCGCGGCGGCCGCTTGGGGGCGGGCGGGCGGCGTGATGCCCCGCGCCCGCAGCATGGCGTCGAACTCGGTCTGCTTGGCGGCGACCCCGGCGGCGGCTTGGTCAGCCCAGTGCTTGGCGCGGAGCGGGATCAGCACTTCCGGGGTCAGCGTCCAATAGCTCTCGCGCTGATTGGCGGGAAGGGCGTAATATTTCGCCGTGGGCAGGAATGGCCGTCCCCGGCCGTCCAGTTGGTTTTCGGGGGCCTCCGCCGCAATCGATTGTTCCACGCGGAAACCAAAATCGTTGATCGCCTTGTGGATGCCGTAAACCGCGTCCGTGGGCTTGGCCACCGGGGCGAGGTCATTCAGGAGCTTCACGATCTCGGGAACCTCTTTATCGAGGGCGACGGCGGATTGCAGGCGGATGCCGTTAATCGGGTCGGACTCCACGAGCGCCTTGAGCTTTTCGCCGTCCACAGCGCCGGCGTCGGTGACGACTTCCTTGAATTCATCCCCCATCATCCCCCAGAATGACTTCCGGGACGTGCCGATGTGCTGCGCGATGACGGGTTGGGCCTGGCGCAGAGCCTCGGCCCGGTCAACCTCGGCCTGGCGCTGGTTCAGCGGCTTCATGCGCTCGGCCACGATGCGCTCCGCGGCGAGGGCCACGCGGGCTTCTTCGAAGTCATCCTGATCGAAGGGAACTTCCACCGACTTGCGGAAATCCTCATGCTCGGGGGACTCGGGATCGAAATCTCGACCGGGATTGTCCTTCTCCCACTTCTCTTGGTACGCGTAGGATTTGACCTGGGCGGCGCGGAATTTGTCGGCCACGCCCTTATACTCGGTGGGGTTGGTCTTTTCCAAGTGCTGGAGGACGGTGAAGGTGCGGGTGTCGGTCTTGTCCAGTTCGACGGGGGGGGGCGTAGCGGGGCCGGCGGGGGCCGGGGGCCTCAGCGCCTCGGTGACAGCCTTGGCGGTGGCGGTGGCAATCTCCGTGGCGGTTGGTGCTGGCGGTGGTGTCGCGGCGCGGGGCGCGGCCTTGGGCTTCGCCGGGGGCTTCTGCCCTGCGGGCTTCCCGGCGGCCGGCTTCGAAGCGGGCTTGGCGCCGGGCTTCGTCTCGGGAGCCACGCCATCCAGGAACTCACCGACGAAATCCTGTAGGTTGGCCAGAGCCTCCTTCGAGGGTGGCTTGGCGGCAGGCTTGGCCGCACCCGCTTCCCCAGATGGGGCGACGTTGGCCTTTTCCAGCACGTCGGCGGGGGCCGGTGGGGCAGAACCGGGGGCGGGAGTGGGCGTTACGGCGGGCTGACCGGGGGAGTCGAGGAAGTCGGGGAACATAGTTTAGAGTGGGAATGGGAAGTTTTTGACGGTGAAACCGCAAGCGCCCAAGTGCCCCCCGCCGCCATGCGCCACGGCGATCTTGCTCAAGTCCAGGTCGATCCGGTGCCGGGCGTGGTAGAGACTCACCACCCACTCTCGATGGGCGTTCAGGTAGAACATCAGCAGTGCGTCGTGGCCGGTCTCAGGCACGTCCAGACTGGCGAACGTGAGGCTGTTTCCGCGCCCGTTCAGGCACAGGAACGTCAGGCCCTCCCACTTGGTAAGGAACGATGCCTGCATGTTGTTGGCGTCAACGATCTGGGCGTAGGTTCGGCTGGATCGCCCCGTCTGGCAAATATCCATCGCCGCCGATACTAAGCGCGGATGCAGCAGTTCACCCCAAATGCGCGGCGAGATCTGCCCATCCAGTCCAACCATCTGGGATCGTAGCCCGTATTGGAACAGGTCGGCGTTTGGGTCCCGCTTGTCCCACACGTCGTATTCGCCAGCGAGGCGAACGGCCAGCGGCTCTTGCACTTGACGGTTGACGAACTGCTCCTTGGTTGGAAGGTCGTAAGCGGTGTCCCTCCCTGCCTGTTTGCAGGATTGAAACCACGCCCACGCCAACCGGCACGCCGCCACGCCGTCAATGCGGTAGCCGGGGATGTCGGTCGGGTGCGATGCGATGCTGCTCGCGTGGTGGTCGATCCAAACCAGACCGGCGGGATGTTGCGGGCCACGCTCCTTGCCCGCCGTGTGATAGTCGAACCCAAAAGGCGCATCAAGCGGCAGGTCCATAACATAGATCGGTCCGGTGGGAATTTGCAACGGAGGATCTCCAAAGTTCCACCCGATGTAGTTGACATCCTTGTCGCCAAGGAATTTGAGTGCGATCTCGCGGCAGAATATGCCGTCGAAATCGGCGCTATGGTAAATAACGGTAGTCATAAATTATCGGTAATTTGGTGTGTCGGACATCGCTGACGCGGCTACCAAGGCTGCTGCCATAACCGGACTTCCGCGAAGTCCACTATGCCGGTGCGGCGTGGAATATTTAGGGCTTTAGGCATCTGATTTTTCTTGCCACCGCCGCCTTTTTTCAGCATTGGCTACAGTCTGCCGTTTCAACTCTTCCCGATGCCGAGATTTGGCCTGAGCTACCCGTTGCTCAAAGGTCCCGCGTTTTTTGGCTTGTCCCATAGATCAGGATAGGTTTCGGAAGTAGGACGATTCTCTTTTCATGATAATTTAACCGTGGTAAAGGAGGTTTGGTCCCGCATGGCTTCGATGGTTTTTGCCGCCCATGAATACCGCTGCGCCTTCTTCAACTCCGCGTTGGCGGGGTCGATCTTCATGGGGGAATCGTCCGTTTGCGCGGCGTCGTTGAGGGCTTTTACCCCAAACTCTTTGGCACGCGCTTCCAGAACTTTGACCAGCAGGGATGCTTCGGGTCGGGCCAGCCACGCCGAAAGGTCTTTGGTCTGGGCGGCGGTCAGGGGGACTGGTTCGACGGTGATCATGGTATTTTATCTACGATCTCACGCATCACGGCTAATCTCCATGCCTTACACTTCACGGTGTAATGCTGCCATTCCTCGGTCGATCTCAACCAAATTGGGATCGATGTCAAACCCGGAACATCGGGGAACCCCACAGATGGCATCTCCAGCTTCCTCCCGAACGCGATCTCCGGGGCGAGCGCGATCACCGCCACAAACGCGGCCACGCGGGAGAAGAATGATCGGCGGCTTACCATACCGCCCTAGATTACTGCCGCATTGGGCAGAAGGTCAAGAGGAACTTGGAGAATTCTTGGCCTTCTCCTTGGCTTCGTGCAGGGCGATGGCGGTTCCCCTCGCCGCTTCGTGAGTTTGCACGGCGATGTCGGCCTTGAGCTTTTCCTCGTCGCGCCGGATGGCCGCCTGAGCCTCTTGGTCCTTGCGGGCGATGTCGGCTTGCGCTTCGGCATCCTTCCGCGCCTTATCGGCGGCGGCGGCGGCGTCCTTGCGCTGCTGCTCGGCCTGGACCTCGGCGGTGCGGGTCTGAATCTTCGATTGCGTCTCCTGCGCCTTGATCGTCTGAGCGTCGGCCAACTGAGACACCTTCTGGAAAACCCCTTGAAACTGCTTCAATGCCTCCTGGATCTGCTTAACTTCTCCCTGGACCTGCGCCATTTCCTGACCAAGAGGCTTGCCGAGCTTTTCTTCGATGGCCTGCATACAAGCCTTGATCCCGGCCTGGATGGCTTCAAGGACTTTCGGCTCGACCCCGCCGTCGTCCTTCTCCTGAGACGCCCGGAGCCGCCAGCCCCGCGGGGCGCCCATCAACCGAGTGGCCAGTTCCATCATGGTCAGGAGGTTCACCGGGCCGATCTTCTTCTTCAAGTCCTCCTGGCCGCTGATGGCGGTAACGCAACTGAGGATGGCCTGCCCGGCTTCCTTGTCGTTGCTCTGTTCCTTCCCCTCGATGGTCCGGGCGAAGTCCCGGAGTTGGAGCTTCCGCCACGACCCTTTGATCAGGGCCTTGTCCTTGCCTTTGGACTCCACGGTGAATCCCATTTCCTCCGCGAGTTCCTCCAGGTTCTCCGTGTCCACGTCCACTTGGGCGAGGAATTCGGCATCGGCGTAGTTCACGGCGGCGTCGACCAGTTGGATCGCCCAGGCGTCCAAGCCCTCGTCCACGCCCGCCCCGATGTAATTGAGCCGCTCGTCCCCGCTGGCAGCCAGCATTTCGATTTCCTTCTTGCCCTGCTGGTGCGGCCCGGCGCCGCCGGCCTGCTGCGCGGCGATGCGGAGTACCCGCTCCATCATGTTGAGGAACGGGGAGAGGATTTGGAACAACTCCTGGATGTTGGCTTTGGGGAGGTTGACCCCCATGAACGCCTGACGGGTGTCCAACTGGCCGGCTCGGTTGCTCAGGGAGTCGAAGGGGATTATCTGGATACCCCGGAACATGCCCTCACCAAGATTTTTGAACTCCTTGATGATCGTGGCGTCCACCTGCTGGTTGTCCACAAACAGGACGTTGACGAGGTTCTGCTTCGCGGTCAGGAGGATTTGGGAGAGGATGTTCCCGATCCAGTCTTGCCACGGCATTACCTCCAGAGAGAACGACGGGTTTCGCTCGGCATTCTCCGAGTAGTCGTAGCCCATGAAGAAGCCGGGGGTCACAGCGCAAGGCTCTACCCAGATCGGCGTGTTGTCCGCGGCCATCGTGAATCGGCACCAGACCGGGCCGTCGTACTCGCCCAATCCCCAATCCTGAGGGATAAGCCGCTCGAAATGCTCGGCAACGAAGATCGATTTGTCCCGGTCGGCGCTGTTGTAGAAGGCCGATTTGTCCTCCCTCTGGCGCGGGCCATCGTACCCGATGCCGGGCAGGAAGTTCATCTTGCAGGGGTATATTTCCTGCCAGAAATACTTGGACTCGGGGGCCTCGAACCAGTTCGTTCCGGCGAAGATGTGCTTCCGGTTCCAATACTGGGGGTTGTCGAGGATTTGACCGTAGCTCAGGACGTGCCAGTGGCCGATATACTCGCAGCCGGTGTTCGTATTGAGGCTGGTGAGGGGGCACTTGAGGTCGTAATACATCCGGGTGGGGTGCGGGATGAAGTAGCGCAGGCCCTCCTTAACGGTGCGTTTCTTACCCTTGTCCTTTCCCTCCTTATCGAGGGCACCGCCGAACTCGCGCTGGTATTCGCAGTACCATTCCTCCTTCGTGAACGCGATGCAGACGCCGTACTTGAGCATCTGGTCGATGGCGGCCCGGAGCACGGGGGCGTAGCCCATCTTCATGGCCATGTCGTCCACCAGGTCGGTTACGATGTCGCACTCCACCACGTCGCGCTCAACCTGCTTCCTGGGTTTGAACTCAAGCAGAGGGCGCTGGTTGCGGGCGTTGAACAGCTTTTCGCAAACGGCGGTGGTGTACGCCTTCACCAGATTGGGGATGACGCGGAAGAAAACCGGGGGGTTGGGCACCTGGCAGTCCCGGCCGGTCTCCGGGTTCCTGACCGTCATGAACAGTTCTTCCTCGTTCAAGCCCCATGCCTTGAGGGCTTCCACGGTGCCGTCGTGATCGAGGTTGCGATCAAGGATGTCCCGGATGAGGGTCGGGGTTGACTGGTTGTAGGGGACGCTGTAAGCGCGGTCGATGGCGCCGATGGCCCGCCACTCCTTGGGGTCCAGGTTGCCCACGCGCCCGTCCCGGATGCGGGCCGTCACCTGATTGATGAGGCGCTTTATCTTCGGGGGCCAGTTCTCGGGGCTATCGCTGAAAATGCGCTTCCACGCGGCGGAAGATACGCCGCGGGAGGCGAGGAATTTCATGTCGAGCATATCAACCTTCCCCGCTTTCTTTTCGGACCTGCTGGCGGGTACCTTCCTCCTGGGTGACGAGCCACTCCCTCACCTGGCCATAGCGGGCGTAGAAGTTCCCGATGCCCCAGGCGGCGTGGACGGTGCCTTCCCGCTCGCCGGATTCGTGGCGCGTGGCGAAGATTTGAACGCTGTCGTAGTACTCGCCAAGATCAGCAGCAGCCTTCTTTACCAGTTCGCCGGTGTCTTCGGGCATAGGTCACGCCCTCTTTTTCCGCATGAGTCGGTCAATGGCGGGGTTCCCGGTTTCACCCGGCATGGCGTCGTCTTCCTCGGTTCCCTGCGGTGCATTGCCCCCGCCGTCCTCCGTGTTGCCTTCGTTGCCGTAGGGCTTCTCGCCGGCCGATTGCTCGGGGGTCTGTGCCTCGGCGGAGATCACCATGAACTGGCCAGGGGACTGCTGGCGAACACGGACTTCCGTGAAGACGTATTCCTTGCCGTCCTCCCAATCGCGGGTTTCAGGATGATCCCCGATGGCGAGGGACAGGACATTGTCGGAAGCGCCTTGTTCCTCATCGAGCATCGGTTGCTGGTTTCCGGTCATAACATCGTCGTGCTTTCGTATTGGATGCCCTCCGGTCGGGCTTGCAACCCGACGCGCCGGGCGATATGCTGTACCCTAATCGTGGCTGCCATGATAATGCAAGCAAAATCCTAAATCCCCATGCCGGTTGACCAAAACGGATTCTGGTATCCCGCCGTCTGCGCCAAGCAGCGCGAGATCATGGAGGCGTGTTTGCCGGGGTCTCGAAACATGGTGTTGGTCTCTGGCCCGCGCCTCAGCGGGAAAACCGTGGGGTGTCAGGAGGCGTTTGTGCAGCACGCCTGGAACACCGACCACGGGAACATGTGCCTGCTGACCATCACGCAATCAGCCGGCACCGATAGCGGCCCGTGGGAGCACCTAACCACCAAGTACATCCCGGAGTGGATTGGGGACCCCGTAACCGGCGAAGGTGGCAACTTCGGCATGGAGTGGGTGCGAAAACCGTTCATCGCCAACAACTCGAAAAAGCCAACCTGCGTAGTCAGCAACCGTTTCGGGAATGAAACGAAGATCAGCCTGGAATCCCTCAAGGTGGAGGGTGAGGTTGAGGACAAATTCAAGGGCAAGGAGTATTCCTGCATCTGGGTAAACGAGCTTTCAAAGTTTGAGAACCGCAAGACGTTCGACACGTTGAAACTGTGCTTCCGCGGCCGCCCGGCGAACGATTGCCTGTTCCTGGGGGACACGAACCCGGCCGACGCAGGATCGTCTAGTTGGATCTACAAGCTCTGGTACGAACTCCCGAACTGCGAAACGCTGGACGACATCCTCAAGCTGTTCCCTGACATTGAGGACCCCAAGATCCTGCTACCCCTCCGCAACTCACTCCGGCTGATCGAAGTCGGCATCGACGATAATGTTTACCTCAGCCAAGAGCAGAAGGACAACCTGCTGGCGTCCCTGGCCCACGATCATGACCTGGTTGCCCGCTACTGGCGCGGGGAATGGGTGACGGCATCCACCGATGCCCTGTTCTACGAGCAGTTCCGGCCAAAGTTCCACGTCATCCCGGAGGACCCCAACCCGCCATCGGACCCTGATCCCGTGTTGCTGATGCCCGAGGAAGGGTGCCGGGCCTTGGGGGTGGGGATGGACCCTGGCGACTCCGTCAACTCCGCAGCGGTCATCTACGAGAAGGTGTTGAAGGTCGTGGAGCGGACCCCGCTGGCCGACGGCACGGTGAAGGAGATCACCAAACCGATCATCAAGTTCCTCGATGAAGTCGTGGTGGTGGGGAAGTCCCACGATCTACAGGAATTCACATGGGCGTTGATTTGGCGGATGTGCTGGTGGATGAACGTCCTTGAAGTTCCGCCAAAGCACGTCGCGTGGACCTACTGGAGCGACCGGAGCGTATTCGAGCGGCGCCAGTCTGGGGACAGCGAGCGGTTCCTTGCCCAGTTGATTTATGAGGCGAGCACCTTGGCCATTCAGCGGGGCGAAGTCGAAATCACCAACCCGGCGTTGAAGCGGGGCCTCAAGAGCAGGCTCATCGTGCCGGTGACGTTGGCATCCCCGATCGTGCTTCAGGCGGCCGGGCGGGGGCCGGGGACGCTTTCCGGCCGCATTGACCTGTGGAAGCGGATGCTTTTCGAGGGGCGATCGTTCTTCTCCCGCGACCTCTGCCCCAAGCTCATCGAGGCGAACCGGAGCTTGAGGAAGCCTGCCACCGGGAGCGCCCTGATTCAGAAGGGGAGCATTCACAAACACCCGTGGGACGCGGCCTCCTACGCGCTGTCTGAGGAATGCTACGATGAAATGCACAAGGCCGTGGTCCAGGAGGTTCGACGTGAGCGACGGAAAAGAAACAACTTGGTCTCTATCGGGTTCTGAGCGTTGGGGGCTGGCCCGTGCCCTGTTCATCGCCGGTTTCTTCGGCCTGTTCAACGATCAGCCGTTGACGGAATCGGTCTCGCGCCTGGCTGGCGCGGTGCGGGTTTGGTTCAGGATCGCCAAGAACCGGGGAGAGCACGTCCCGGAGGAAGTGTACCAAGCACGCCTGAAATGCTGCGCGGCCTGCCCGTTCTTTGCTGCCCAATTAGGCACTTGCGGCAGCCCCTTGAGAAAGGGTATGGTGGAGTATGGCTGCTATTGCTACCAGCGTGTCGCCGCCCGATTCACCGCCAAGCGATGCTGGATCGACGAACGACATGACGCCGGAGATGGCCGAGTTGATTCTTTCCTCGGTCACGGATGGAACCGAAACGGCTGCGGAGACGCCGCCGCCGGCCACGCCATCGCCAGCAGTCCCCCAGGCGCCACCCCGACCGCGTAGCGTCCCGCTCACCCCGGCGCAGAACATCGAAGCCCACAAGCTCCGGCAGTTGGGCATGGTCCCCGGCTCATGGAACATCACGCAGATCCGCGCCGTGCTGGAGGAACCGCCCGACTCGGTGACGATGGCCCGACTTGAACTCCTGCAACTGGACGAGAGCAAGCGGGCGGTGCGGCGGAGCATCGCGGACATGCGGTACATGCTCAACCACGGGCACCGGAAGCGGATCTCCCGGATGAAATACCCGGCTGACTATCAGGACACCCCGTTAACGGCGGAGGAATTGTCCGGGTGCGCCATGACGATCGCCAAGCTCACGCGGGAACTCAGCGAGATCAGCCGGCAGATATTGGAGGTCTCCCCGGCCACGGCAACCTCAACGAACGTCCGGCGCCCGCTGAACAAGCCCCCGCCCATTCCTTCCCAAATGATGCAAGTGAACGTGGGGGCCGGTGCATCCATCTCAATCGGCCCCCCGGCAACTGCCCAATCGGGCAGCTTCCCGGTTTCTGGATCTAGGGGGGATTCCCCCTAAAGGCCAATATTGAAACGCGGTCGGGAAACGGGTACGTTAGTACCCGTATGAACGACACGATTTCGCTCGATTCTACGGGGGCCTACGCACCGAATCCCGGAAACCCGTTTGGCGGGTATGGGGTGGGGCAGCTTACGCCAACCGGACTTCTTCCGTTTACTCAGGTCGCCAGCGGGAACGGGGCACCGACCTACACGCCGCTGGTGACGGCGGCGGTTTACAAGGACGTGGACTCGGGCGAGGTCTGGTGGTGGGACCCCACCAACGGTTGGCAGTAATTTTGTCAGATACAACAATTTGGACTACAGAATGATATGAAGAAATCCTTTTTTTTCCCAATCGGCGTCGCGCTGGCGATTTTCTCCATCGCGGCCGGTAGCACCCTCTACGTCGGTCGGTTCGCGGGGGACGGCTCTGGGCTGACGAACGTTCCAAGTGGGAACCTCCTGGCCGGCACGAATGCGTGGACTGGCCAAAACCTGTTCTTCGACGGGCCAAACCTGCTCTGGGGACTGTCCTCAATTCAGGGCACCAACAACGCCACGCTCATCCCGTTCACTAATGGGTGGGAGTTCTTTCCCGGCAACGAAGCCGGGCTGCACGGTCTGCTTGGGAGGGTGGGGATTGACACATGGCCAGTTCCGACGTTCCCCCCAGGTCCTTATTACGGCGACTGGACCAATCCCAGCATTAACACAGTGTTGGGGCGGATGTATTTGTTCACTGGATCGAACGGGAACCTGACGATTGCGGACGCTGTAGGGAGTCCTCTCGTAACCGTCACCAACGGTTCGCTGGTGGCGAGCAACGGCTTCGTGTTCACGGATGGGTCTCACCGGATTCTCTACTGGGACAGAACGCACGGACTGCAACTGACCAACTGGTTCACTTCGCCATACGGTTTTGAGACCTTTGCGAGCACCTACAAGGCCCAGGGGACCAATGGTGTCACCAATATTTATTCCAGCTTCGTGAACGGGGCGACGACGAACGCCGGCCCAATGGTAGCACAATCCTTCACCGGCAACGCCTCCGGCCTAACCAATGTCCCGAGCGCGACCAATGCTATCAACGCAACCAACTTTTGGGGACTGTTATCTGCAACAAATTTGCCCGCTGGACTGTCCACATCGAACTACATTGGAACGCAAATCGGCAACGGCTCGGGCCTGACGAATCTGAACGCTAACAGCCTAACCAACCAGTGGACCGGAGTGTTTCCGTATCCAGATGTTGCCACGGTTCCAAAAACTGGAGATACGGAGCTTGGAGGAAACAACCACAATTTCAACGGGCACTATGGTTTCGCGCTGAGTCAACTCATGACGAATCAATATCCTTTCGTCATCACCAATCTTCGCGTTTATGTGCCTTACAATTCTGCGAGCACTGGAAACACCAATGCAATGTTCTGGCTATTTTCCACCGCTGCGGCCTCAGTGCCTAACGTTTTCACGACAACCCCGCTCTACTCGAACAAAATGACACTGTCGGGATATGGCCATACAGGATGGCTGACAAACCTCGCGTTGCCATCGCTTCCCGTCATAAGTAACAACATGCTTTGGGTAGTTTTCGCAAACTCTAATGCCTCAACCATCAACGGAACGATCTGGTTTAGTGACTCCGAGAACCTCAGTAGGCCACGTAGGGCAGAGGGCGGGGTGATAGTTCCAAGCGGCATAATCTCTCACGCAAACGACAACGGAGCCTACGACCAATCGGAGGTTCAATATTATGGCTGTCCCGGTTTTGAGTTGGACGGCTACTATTCCATCCCAGCAACAAACCTTTCAACCGCACTCGCCGTTGCGCCGACAAATGCACTATGGATGCCGTATTCAACCAATCTCTCAGGGCTGGTATCACCCAACGTGCAAGGGGCGATTGACCAAGTAGGAACGAACCTCGCTACGTTGTGGCCGCTGACGAACAACCCCGCAGTCAGTAACATGACCTATATCCAAAACTCTGGATTCGCTTACGCTCGCTGCCAGTGGGGAAATGGTAGCAATTGGATTCAAAAGTTGAGCCTCACGCCCGCGAACAACAGCGTTGCCAATGTGGCAGTAGGCATGATTGCCGAATACCTCTTGCCCGCCAGCCTTCCCGATTCGAGCGTTCCCGGCGCATCCTATGGAGCGCTGAAATTCGACCCGGACGACATCGCGCCCATTGACCTCACACAGACCTATATCGGTGCGAATCACGGGGCGAATTATGTTGACGCTGTGACCGCGACAGGCCACGGAAAAACGGCGGTTGACGTGGGGAGCATCTGGACGGATGGCGCTGTCAATTACACACTCATCAGCATACCAGACGTGAACACGGTTTGGATGCTACAGGCTTTCGGCGGCTCTGGCGCGAACTGGACGGCCAATCACACAATGAGCGGTAGCAGCCTGACGCACGTCTCGGGGGCGACGCACACGACCACCATTACCGTTGTCTCTGACACGGCACGCACGCAGATGCTGCCGTGCGCTAGTAACGACAACGTCCTTGTTTACCTCAATGGTAACTACCCCGTTACATCGGACGGAGCCTACCCTTGTCAGTTTGTGGACATCGTCAATAGCTATACCATCGTTGACCCCGCATCAGTGGCCGCCTATTTACAAGCCAACGTCGGGAGTGCCTCGCCAAGCGCATTGAACAATCCAGCAATCGGCCAACTGGCCAGAATCGTGCTGCGATACCGATTTACTCACAACGGCGCTTGCACCGTGTTCCAAACGATCAAATGGATGAGGTCGGCCAGCTTGGCCTATGCTGGCTTCGTTCAAGCCGCCGCGCCATCGCCCTCGGGAACTCCAAGCAGCGGCATTTCGCTGTGTGTCCCAGGCACTACCGCGTTTACGAACTGGTATGCCATCAGCAATACCGATTTGAACATTACAACGAACTATTATCTTTCACTTTCAACCCCTCCCAGCAGGGTTTTGGAGATGAACCACGCCTCAGCGGCGGGCACCAACTCCTACGGATACGAGGTTGGCTACGCCCCGCTGGCCCTTGGCATTTCGACAAACCGGGCTGGGCGCACGAGTCAGGCGGCAGACGTTTATTCGAGCGAGAAGATGTATCCATATGCGCTCTCGACAAGTTCAACTAACTACCCTTCTGGCGTTGTGTCCCCGGGGGAGGTGTGGGACGTGGTCGGGCTGCGGGCGCCCTTGAACCCCTACAGCGTCTCTAACTGTCTGGGGGTGGCCGCATGGTGGAATTGCGGGGCGAATTACTACGCGGCCATTGACATTCAAACGAATTACACCGGGCCTGTCGCACTTCCGAAACATCTGTCAGGTCGGACGGTTGTCCCGGCTGAAAACTACAACGTGAACCTCCAAAGCTTGGTGGTTGGGGATGATGGGGTTTTTATTCAAGCCACCAATGGATCGGGCTACGCCACGTTCTGGATAATGCCATGACGACAATACACATCCCAACAGAAATCCGGGCTTGGGTAATATCCTTCAAAGTCGCCTGGCGGAAATGCCGCGGCGTGACCATGAAGCTCCTCACCATCATCCTCCTCGCGGCGGCCCTCGCGGGCCGCCAGCCGCAACCCGTCACGCCCACGGTTCCGCCCGTGATTGGCCCTGGCCCCAAGGCGGCGTCCTACCACAACGTGCTCGCCGTCACGGGATGCGTATGAAATCCTCGCCATTTACAGCAATGATGGTACTCACCCGACCGGGTATGCGTGCCAGCAGGCCGCCGCGTTAATTGACACGACCAAACTGAAATAATCATGAAATACCTCCCTATCCTCCCGGCCTGCCTGCTGGCGCCCACTCCAGGATTCTAATGAAACCCGTTACCAAAAAACTTGTTCCTGTGGTGGGCATTCTCATTGCCGCCGCGTCCGCGCTGGGGGCGTCCTTGGGGCAAGCTTTAACGCCTGGCGCTCAAATCAGCGGCGAGTGGACGATCAACCTGCACAGCTTTTTCGCCATTCTCAGTGCGGTTTCCCCACTCCTGTTCTTCGGCGGCGTGTGGACCAACCGAATTATCAAGGGTCAGCAGGCCCTCACGTTGAGCATCGAGAAGATCCTCGAACGCATGGAAATTGGGGACCGCAAGTTCGAGGCGGACGCGATGGCGATCCGTGAGCTCCAGATCCACTTTGATACCCACGTCACGACGGCCCATGGGCACCCCGCGGTGTTCCCGCACGTCTCCCGTCCTCGGGGGGCGGATGCGACGGCGCGGGGGATTGAGGTTGCCCCCCGCACCGGCACGGGTGTATAATGCGGTCGTATGGATACCAATATCTTAACGTCCGCAACCCAGGCAGCCGCCAAGGTTGACCCCACCCAAATCGCCGCCCAAATTACGGCCTATGGCACCGCCATCGTAATGCTCGCCATGATCCTCGGGCGGGCCTGGCACGCCTTCCAGACTGGGGCCGGCATGATCTCGGGGGTGCTCCAGGGCACCAACACCAGCACCGCCGTGACGGGCAATGTCCAGACCGTGGCCGACTACGCCCAGGCCACGCGAGGCGCTTTGCTTACGGGAGACCATGCGGCCATCGTCGCCCCGCCTCCTCCGGTTGCCCCGGCGCCACTGGCCCCGCCGCCCCCGCCCGCGCCGATTGTGCCCGCCGCCCCGCCGTCTTCGGCCCCCGCGCCGCTCGCCAAGTGATTTCCCGGCCGCCGGCACCGGGGAACCAACCAACCCGCCGGCATCTCTCGGATAATTATGCCAACCACACGCGCAAAATTCGCTTGCAACTTCGTTCAGCCGGACGCCCAAACGGGCGGGGCATCCCTCATTTCGCTCTCCCCGGTCTATACCGGCAGCGAGGAAAACAAGGCGTTCTTCGCCTCAAGTCCCGGTGGAACTATCATGTTCTACTGCACTAACCCCGCCGCCACCGCCGTTTTCAAACAGGGCAAGGAGTACTTCGTGGACTTCACCCCCGCTGAATCCGATAGTGACGGGGAGGTTAAGGATGTCGGACATCCCCCGATGGGATCGCTGTAGGGCAACTTCAACCTCAACATCTATCGGATTATGAAAGAATATCTCAAGAACGCACTCGCGCTCGTGGCCTTCGGCGCCCTCGTTGGCGCATTGCTCGCCCTGCCGGCTGGCTGCATGACGAGCAAAACCGCTACCGGAGCGACCATCGTCAACACCAACAACCTCGCGCTGGATTGCGCGATCATCCAGAGCGCCGCCGCTATCGGAACCTCGGTCGCTGTCCAGAAAGATCCGACCGTGGTCCCCATCCTCCAAAACGTCCAAGTGGCGCTGGGGGGCGTGCTCAACGGCGCCAACGCCACGACCACGGCCCAGGCGTTGCAACTCATCGGGGCGTCCAGCAATCCGACCTTAGGGCAGGAAGTCGCCCCCTTGATCGGCATGGCGTCCGCGCTCGAGCAACAGCTTCTCGCCAAGTATGGGGCGGGGGGCGCCGGGCAAATCTCTCTGGCAATCGCTCGCGCACTCTACAGCGGCATCACGGCGGGGCTGGCGGGATCGAATTCGCCCCATGCGATGAATTGGGGTGTCGAGATTGAACGGTATGCGCTTGCCAACCATATCGGTTATATCGGAGACGGAGGAAGTATTGGTCTCACGAACATTTCCGGTTATGGCCGCTGACATTGCCACCGCCGCAGTCTCCCTGGCTGACGACGCGCTCAAGGTGGGCCTCCAGCTGCAGGCCGAGGAAAACACCCCCGCCCAGGTCCAGGCCAAGCAGGCGCGACAACTCCAGACCCACAAGGATGCCGTGCTCGCCCTGGTGGACGCCGCCGAGGCTGGGAACACGTCCGCTTTGGCCGCGCTGCGCGTCCTGTGCGCCTCCCTGGCGCTCCTGTGCGCTCTGGTGGGCTGCACCATCGCCCCGCCCATTGTGACGCCTGGCGGGCCGTCCCTCGACAACGGCGTGGCCAATTCCGGCATCCTGTCGGCCTCGACCAACGGCTTCCTTGTGACCCCGTTCTTTGCGGAGCGGTTTACGAACCTTTGCCAGCGGTTCGGGGATCGCCTGGTGCCCC